CCAGTAACACCTTGCTGTCCAAACCGAATGGTCTTAACCTTCGATCCTTCTTTGGCTACAACCACATGAGACTTGGTTGGGTGAGATGGTGTTCTCTTTGGTTTATTAAAGCCAGATACCCCGGCTCTTTTCAACCGGGGATCTGCCTTACTTCTTTTTTCCGCCACTCTTCTTTGCCTTCTTGACGATCATCTTTTTGCCTGATTTCTTTGCTTCTGCTTTAGCCATAGCCATACCTTTTGCAGTATATGGATATTCCTTTTTTCCAACCTTTGGCATTATTTCTTCTCCCTTTGAGTGATTACCTTGACTTTTCCACCTGTGTTTATGTCAAACGAAGCGGAAATCTCTATTGCTTTTCTGGCCTCATTGGCCGCTACCTTTGTATTCGTTATTGAAATTGTAGCTCTTGATAGAGAACCTGCCGCATAGGATCCACCAGATCCAACTGCATATATTCCTCGATCATCTCTGCACCAAGAGAAGTCATTATCTATCTGATAGATCCTGCCACGGATACATATAAGGGCATCAAAGCCAGCATCCTCATTAGGCATTCCATCTTCCTTCTTTGGAGAAGGATCGTATCCATAATCTGCATACGCTTGACGAAGTGACGGAAGAAGATCCGTCATCATAAATTTATCTAAGTTGACCACCTTAGGTATCTTCGGCGGAATCCAACTAAAGTTTGCTATATCCCCAGCGATTGCATCGCCAGCAAAGGCAAAGACATACTCGCCTTTTTCTATGACCTTATCCATACCAGTTGCTATGAACTTCTGGCTACCGGATACCATCAATGAATCCGCTGCTATAAGGCCCCAGCCTTTGCCTTGGATTCCAACGATGGTTGTCATGTCTATTCCTTAAAACTATTAGTGTTGGCATCGAAGGCTTTACCAGCCATGTTCGATAGCTCAACTGCTCCTCGAATGTCTTTCATGTTAGTTGTTGCTGGTTCTATGCCTTGGTCAATCGCTGACTTGTAAGCATTGAGTTCAGCATCCCAAGCCTTCTGAGACATCGTTCTCCTGCTATTGGCATCACCTGTATTAACTTGTAGACCTGAAGCTCTTAGGCACTCTCCCCAGTTTTCGTGATCTTGTGTGGGGCAACCTGTTCTACACGGCATTATGACCTCAATACTAAGAATCCACTATGTGCTTCATCCGATGCTGCATCGGCTTCTGCTTGAGTCTTTATTGTATATCCAAGACCCACTAAAACATCTTTAACTGCTTCGCTTACGATATGACTTCTTCCGCCTAGAAAGACATAATCGTAATCTTGTAATTCATCTTCTGTTACTGCTCGAGATGTAGTGACTGTTGATCCATCGATCAAGACTGCTACTCCTCGTGGAGATACAACTCTCCTCCACCACTTGTCTCGTAGTGGGAAACCTTCCATCACTTGCGGTGGGTAAAAGGTATAAGTTGCCATTTCTCTCCTTTAGTAGAGAGGGGGCAGGTTGCCCCACCCCCTCAACTAATTAGCTCCGATTAAAGAGCAGATGCACCAGTTTCCAAACGGCAAACTGCTGCATCACGGAAGATGCCCCAGCCACCGAAGTACTTCCAGCCGAGTGCTGACTTGCGGCGAAGGATGTCGATCTGAGGTGCAATGACGGTTTGTACATCATAAACATTAGCCTCAAGAAGAGCTTCCTTACCAACTGCAACAGCCTTGTAAACAGTTGCAGATGAAGCACCGTCTGCACCTGAAAGTACACGAGTTGTCTGAACAACTTGGAATCCTTCAAGAACACCGATGGTGCCAGTCAATAGGTTGCCAACATTCTCGGTTGTGTACTTGTGAATGTCAACGAATCCGCCTGATCCGGTTTCGGCACGAAGGTCGAAAGCCTGACGAGGGTGGATGAACAAGGTGTAAAGATCACCAATACGAGGCTGTGCTGATGCCTCAAGAAGGGTGGTCTGAGCCTTACGAAGCATTGTTGTTGAAAGAACATCAGATGCTGTAAGAGTTGCTGTTGATGTACGAGTTCCGCCGTACTTAACAACAGTTCCGCCAACAAGGGCAGTAGCAACAAGCTTGTCGAGAGTATCGGCAGCGTTGTATGCAATAGCATCACCAATCATTGTGTCAATGTCAGAGAATGCTGCAAGGTTTACCTTCTCAGTTTGCTCAACTGCATTACCGTATTCGGTAACAGTTACAGTAACTTGAGATGGGTTACCCAAAGCAACAGGTGTTATATCTGATGCTTCAGTTAGAGCTGTGGTAGCAGCAGTCAAGTTGTCATAAACAGAGAACTTGAGAGTTGTACCCGGGTTGGTCATAGAGACAGGGCGTAGATCTGCAACAGAACGCATAACAGGAAGTGAGCGGAGTGCAGCACGAACATATGTGTCATATGCATTGACTACGAGGTTGCCTAGACCAGAGATTTGTGTAGTTGCCATTTGGCACTACCACCTTTCTATGGGTTAGTAACCCTGCTTACCTAGATCAGCAAAGAGCTGCTTGAGGGCATCTGGCCCCTTGGCAGCGGCTTCCTCCATCTGGGCTTGAATCAATCGTTCTCTGTCGGCTGTGAGACCGGCATCGACTGTTGATTGAGCCTTGATGTAGTTTTCCTTAAAACCTTCTGGCAAGTTTGGGTTTGGTTGATTTGAATTTTGACTTGAGACACCGAAGACTTCTCCGTTTTCTTCAAGCCATTTCGACAACGATTCCTCCGTGAGGTCGATGTCCTGCGGAATGAATGAAGCAATCTTCGGATTCACTCCTCGAGCCGACAAGGTTTCTTTGATAGTTCGATCTCGTTTTTCCTTACGCAGTTCGGCAAGTTCTGCCTGAATTTCCTTCAGTTGCTTGTCTTTTTGCTTATTTGCTTTGCGTAGGTTGGTGAAGCTATCTTCTTGACCTTCGTTTTCGAAGTCATCCTCATCGTATTCGTAATTGGACATTTGTCCTACTCCCTTTTTATGTGTTTGTCGCTGGCCTCAAATAGATCGGGGAATCTATTTGGCTCCAACTTCCGGGTTGATACTCATCTCAAGTTCCGGCATTTCAAGAGATGGAGTGGGTGTCTGGGTCTCGAACCCAGATGATTGCCAATCACCCTGTTATTGAATTATTGGGCCCTTGTCCTCAAGGCTCTCTGACCGACTCCAGAGGTTCCAGAGAACTGTGCAAGGTTGGTTGCTCTCAAGCGTTCCATTACTTGCTGTGCAGCAGTATCTGCACCGAACTCAGCAGCGATTGCTTCCTTGGCTCCGAAGTTCTCGCCATAGATCTCAGCAAGGTTTCCGTATTGCTGGATGTTCTGTGCAACCTGTGAATACTTCTGGCGTTGAGTTCCATAGGCAAGAGATCCTGCACCGTATTGCTGTGCAATATCTGCTTGTTCCTTGGTTAGACCTTCTAGCAATGCAGCGGCAGTATTAAGGTTCTTACCGGTGATTGACTCAAGGATTGGCTGACCTCTCTCTGGGTCAGCAAAGTATGCTGTCAACATATCATCGTTGATTCCGTAAAGGTCACGGAGTTGTCCACGAATAACTGGGTTAGTTGACTGCACAAAATCTCTATATGCTTGGAATACATTCGATACATCGACTGCTGTGTAGTTGTTCTTCAAGAACATCTGGAAGTCTTTAGTCTGATCGTAGAATCCCTTTGGTGCATTGTATGAAGTAAGCACCTTCTGGTACTCATCTTCCATTCCAACAATTGTTTTCTCATCCAATGCTCGATATCCAGCAGCCAGACGAGCTTCGTTTACCTGACCGAATCTTTCATAGTATGGCTGAGTCTGAATCAACTGTAGATAGAAACCTTCTGAGGTTGTAGGGATCTCATCAAACTTATTACCCCTGCGGTCTACACCTTCGCCACGGAAAATCTTAGCAATGACATCTCCAAACTCTGGAACACCCATTTGGGTGAATCGTTCTGTAATAATGTCATAAGCAGACTTGCGTTCCTTAGCCAACTGATCAAGACGAGCCTTTTCAGCAGCGGCTTGCTGTGCTTTAAGTTGTGCCTCAAATCCTGATGTTGCTTTAGCAATAGCAGCATCGATTAACTTTTGAATATCTTCTGGACTCATTCCGCCACCAGTTTCTGGATCCGGGAATGGGCCTTCTTCTGTTCTTACTCCATTTTCAAGATATATGTCATAACGAACACGAGCTGAACCTGTACCAGCATAACGACTGCCTATAAACACCCTACCACCAGAAGTGGATGTATTGGTTGAGGTTGATGTATTTGTACTGGTTGATGTATTTGTACTGGTTGATGTATTTGTACTTGTAGCAGTACTTGTACTTGTAGCAGTACTTGTCGCAGTTGCCGTAGATGTTACTGTTGGTGTTACGCCAGTTACACCTGTAATCTTGCCAGTTGCATTATCATACATTCTGAATGAACCAACATCAAATACACCAGTTGAGCTTGCTACATTTGAAATAGGATTAGATGCAGTACCAAGACCTGCACCAGTACCTGCTTGGCTTGCACCATAAGGATTAGTTGCAGTATCAGGTGCAGTAATCTTTACCTTGGTACCGCTATAAAGGACTGTCTGACCAGCAGCGGCACGAGCTGCAAGAGTAGGGTTGTCTGCAAGAATCTGTGCAACAGTAGTACCGTTTGCTTTGGCAATACCAGAGAGGGTATCGCCAGATTTAGCCGTGACTTTTTCTGCCATGTCTTATAGTCCTAACATTTCTTTCAGTTGTAGTGTGATTGTGTCTGCCTTACCTCTAGCGTTAGATGTGTACTGCCAACGACTATCTTTGTACAGACCCTGTTCGAACATCCACAACGGAACGGTTTCGTAAGAGGTTGCATTGCCTTTAGCATCCGTAATTGCCTTGCCTTGCATAGCCTTACGAATGGTTGGATCCTCCAGATCGAGACCACCTTCTGGGATCTCAAGGATACGAACCATTGCTTGGATATATGGGCTTGCAATGGATAGCGGAGATTCCCCATTGAGGATTCGATCACGGAATGCTGGGAAAGCAGCAATGGCTTGCTGACGAAGGTTCTCATCAATCTGCTCATTGTTAGAGTCGCCAAGGAAAACATTCTTAGCAAGATTAGTTGCTGCTTCATCTGTAATGCTTAGACCATACTGGCGATACTTAGTTTGAACCATAAGTTTATTAGCATTGATCTGTTGTTGAACCTGTGGCTGTGACAAGTACTTGTCAGTACGGCGAAGTTGTTTAGTGAAGTCTCCAAGGTCTGATGACTTGGTTAGAAGGCTCTGGAAGAGTTGATCATTGACCGTGAACTGAGAAGCTGCAATCTGGAAGTTAGTCCGATAGATCTCAATATAGTCAGCCGCTGCTTGATTGAAATCAAGACCTGCCCTCATTGCTCGGGCAACATCTGGCTTGACTGTATCAAGTTGGAACTTCTGAATAGACATCAAACGGATGTCATATTGAATCTCTTCACGATCTTTGACCTTGGCAAGGAGTTGATCTCTAAATGCAGTCTGTTGATCCTGTGTAAGAGTTACACCGTTAGCCAATGAGTATCCACCGATAGTGGCATTGACTCTTTGATTTACATCCTTGTACCAAGTGGTGTTACGAAGGTACCCTTCGACATTAGCAGTTGATTCATTTACCTTGGCAAAATCAATAAGCTTGTTATAGATGGTTGGGTAGTTAGCCTTGAAATACTCAAGTAGATACTTCGATCCATAGGTACCAAGGGTTGCTTCCTGCTTGGCAGTAAGACCTGTTCCATCTTCAGCATCTGTTGAAAGAATACCGTTTTGGTAGTTCTTACCTTTGTAAGATCCAGTAAATGGAGATCCATTTTTGGTTAGTGGACTCTTTGCTGTTCCACTTCCCTTGTAGATATCTCCGCCACCAGTATTGCCACCAGTATTACCTCCGGTGTTACCGCCAGTATTTCCACCAGTATTTCCACCAACAGGTTTTTCTACAGGAACTCCATTTTTATATTGTACTGATCCAACAGACCAAGTAACTGTTCCTGTGAATGGCTTACCATCTTTGTAAAGAGTATCGTTGTTCCATACATAATCAACGCCATTGGCAGTATAGGTTTGTCCTACTACATTTGGCTCTTTGTCGATTGTGTCAGGGATTCCATCTCCATCAGAATCTTTAGGACTAGCCCCACCGCTTGTTTGGTTTTTAGTTCTAGATGGATTTGCACCTAATGTAACTTTACCAGTTTTAAGATCAAGTTTTCCACTACCATCAGTCAAAGCTTTTGTCTCATTAACTAATGCTGTTTGAGTATCAATCAATGTGTTGTACTGACCAGCAAGTCTTTTAAGTTCTTTTTGATCTCCAGTAGTAGCAAGACCATCAGCTACGAGTTTAGCAAGACGATTGATCTGAAATAGCATCTCATCAAGAGAACGCTGATATCCATCGATACGAGTATTGCGTTGAAGCAATGCAGCCTTTACGGCAGATTCATATTGATTAGCAGCCCTCTTCTTGGCAGCCTCTTTAGCTGCTGCTTCTCTAGCCGCTTTAGCCTCATCTGACTTTTTCTTGGCATCTGCAATGAGTTGATTAATATCAATCTTTTCAGCCACTAGAACTCACCTGCCAGTTTCCCGATAACATCGCCATAGGAATTAAGTCTCTTATCAACTGCTTCTGCTTCCAGAGCAGGATTAGCCATGATTGATTCCTCGATAATCTGTTGAGTACCAGCAGCATTAAGACCACCTGTAGTGGTTGTGCTGTACACACCCGGTGCTGTCATGGTCTGTGTAGTCACAGATGGGTTCTCTCTTTCGGCAGCATTCAATGCTTTCACAAGCATCTTGCTTTCCTTCTCAGATGGATCTCTACCAAGGATTGCACGAAGACCACTTTGTACAATTCCTCGAGCCGCTATTGGATCGGAGATGTTGTAAGAGATGTTCTTAGTTGGGCCTTGCTGACCACGATTAGCATCACCACTTGCAATTAACTTAAGCATCTCTTGGTATGTAAGACCGCCAGCAGAGTTTGCTTCTGCAAGAAGTTCACGAAATGCTTCAGTATCTTTCTGACCCCAGTAGGCAGTCTGAAAGTCAGACTTGTTGAGGAATCCACCTTGAACCATCAAAGACTTGATTTGGTTTTGATCTGCCACAGTAAGAAAGTCCATGTTCTTAATAGCCATGGCTTCTTCATTGGTTCCAGAGTAAAGAGCTGTGTATAACTTTCCTGTGACATCAGTCTTCTTACCAGTCTTAGGATCGACATAGGTAACGCCGGGTCTGAAAACATTTGTACCCTTTGCAGGGAATGCAGTAGATCGTGCATACGGATTAGCTCCGACCGCAGGTGCTTGAATGACAGGAGCATTCTTGTCTGGCACCGTTGGATTCGGATCAATCGAATCCGGGATACCGTCTTTGTCTGTATCTTGAGCCATTAACTATTTCCTGTCTCGGTAGCAAATACACGCCAGTACATTACAGAGAACTCTGGGTGTTCAGCGATAACTTGATAAGCAGATTGGTTGAGCCATTCAGCCACATTGGCTACTGACTTTCCAGTAAGAGTCTTGAATCCTGCTGCTGCAACTGAGTCTAAAGCTGCTTGACGATAAAGCAAGAACTTAGCCAAGCCCTTACCTGATTCTGTCTCTGCAAACTTAGGATTATCTAGTGCAGCAATTACTTCCTTGACGAGTGTCTCACGAGGAACACCAGCAGCTCTGAAGTCTGGTTGTCCACCAAACTCATCATCGAGTGCTGACTTCATCGTCAAGTAAACCTGATTAGCCATCTTAGGATCTGCACCCTGTTGTACGGCTGTTGTCATATCTTGTTGCAGTTTAGCCTTACGAGCCGTGTAGACATATCGAGCCGCTTCCATCTGCATTTCAGCAGGTGATAAACGGAATCTCTGTCCACGCTGTTCTTGCCACTTTGCAAACTCTTGTGAGTATTGTCCACCCGGAAAGAAGAGGGCAAACGCATTAGGGAACTGGTTTGCATCATCACGGTTCGATGTATAGAACTTCCATGCTTCATCGGTAGGTGTGATACCACCACGAGTTCCAGATACCAATGAGAACAAGGAGTTATATCCGTACTTCTCAGCCCACTTAGCTACAGCAAGTTCGTAACTGTCTGGGTTGTTGGCTCTTATCTGGATGAAGTCATTGAACATCAAAGCCTGTACATGGAACTCCCCTTCCTTGTCTTTAGCAAGGATCTGTGGAGAGATAGCTCCGGGAGAAAGATTCTGGGTAATACCACGCCATAAGGCAAGGACTCGATTGACTCGACCAGCATCTTCAAGCAATCTAGCCTGAGATTGACCGTCAAGAGGAAAGTCTCCGTACTCACCAGTAGATGCAAGGTATGCCATTAATGGTCGGAGGGTAGAGATATTCTTTGCCTCATAAGAGTCCATACCAAGGCCGTAGAGGATACGAGAAGCCCATGCTGGGGTGAAAGTCTCAATGAGACCTGTTTTGCCCTCTGGGGCCCCGAATGGGTAAATGATGTCTCGTAGTTGGTCTGCAATCCAGCCGTTCTGATCCTTGATATATCGACCCAATGAAAGCTGAATAGCAGGGCCTACACCCGGTAATAACTCGTTAGAGAAAGCAAGGTTCAGAGATGGGATCGAAAGAGATACCGGCATACCCGGAACTTTCTCACCTGTGACTGTTCCAAGCATTGCACCAAGAATGTTGCCAGCAAGTGGCATAACAAATCTTGGATCTCCGTAAGTTGGATCCTTATAGATAAATCCTTGTGATGGATCTGACCAGTTGGAGTTAGTCCACTCGTAGATAACACCAGTCTCTGGGTGAGTCAAAAACTCAAAAGCATTAGCAGCCTTATAGGTACGAGCCTTACCTTGAAGACGGAATGTGTTAGCCACATCCTTGGTAATCAACTTACTCCATACACCAATGGTGTTTGCCCATGCTTGAATAAAGGGTGCAACCAAACGGAACTGAGCTGCATACTGCTTCTGGCGAGTTGCATCGTAGTAAAGTTTACGAACCTGATCGGCAGCATAACGCTGACCGATAGCATCGATATCAGTCTTTGTAAGACCTCGATCATCAAGTGTCTTGACTGCCTCACGCATACGAACCAATGCTGGGTTAGTGGTACCAGATTTGATACCAAATACCTTGATGTCACGAAGTTCTTGTTCTGCAACCTTGAGGATATCTTCTGCTTCTGCCTTAGATAGCAAGTTGAAGTTATCTGCTACGCCGTTCCAATACTGTTGCTGGAACTCTGGGCCAAGTGCTGCTCTCTTTTCGAACTGTGCAGATGTACGGAAGAACCAGTTGGCTCCCTTATCCCATTGACCACGAAGAGAAGCAACGGCACGAATATCATCGGCAGGAAGTTTTAACTGACCGATAGCAGAAGAGACATCTGCTGTCTGGCGGTAGTCCTTGAGAACTCGACCAAGCCATACATCCTTAGCGGTTGTACCCTTGGGATCAAACTTCTGTACGGCACCCTTAACATCTCGAAGTTGCTTGCCAGCAATGAAGTCACGGATCTCTTGACGACCTGCTGATACATTATCAACACCTTTAAGGATTGTCTCAAAGTAGAAAGACATAGCCTTCTTAGCTACTGCTTCATCTGCTGAAAGTAACAATGCACGATTAGTCTCGTCTACCTTAGCAATCTGTTCACGAAGCAGACGACCCTGCTTGGTCTCGAACATAAAGTCAACAATGAGTTGATTGTAATCACGAGATAGATCGAAACCTTGTGCTTGCTTTTTAGCAATATATTCTGGTGCTTCAGCAAACCAAGGCTTTAATTTTCCACCCGGTTGACGAAGACCACCTGTGAGTCCACCTGCTGCTAGACGAGCAAGAGATGATTCACGGTACTGAAGAATTGCTCCAGCCCATGCACGATTGAATCCCTTTTCGGTAGAGTCGATAAACCGCATACCAGTACGAAGAGCCTGAGACAAGGACATTGTTCCTTGACCGACACCCATACCAACACCACGGCTCATCATGGCTGCAAACTGATCTGCATCAGAAAGAACGGCACCCTTGAACGAAGCAGAATCAAATTCTTTGGCAAGTTCATCAAAGCGAGTACCGAAGACATTCTTATCGAATCGAGAGAACTGGCTCAGGAACTTCTTTGACCTGCTACCTGCTGGATTTCCAAGCATCATTGCAATGAACTGCAATGGATGGTTGAACAATGTTGATGATCCACCAAGGTATGCACGAACCTGCATATCACCAATGTTTCTTAGAATATAAGAGACACGATATACAAGAACTGTCTGCTTGAAGAATGAATCAAAAAGATCGGTAGTTACTGCTCGGAATTGCTGGGCTGATGCGTTTCTTGAGAGGAAGCGAGTCTTTCCAGATATCTGGCGGAAGGCATCGAGGTCAGGCCATTTAACAAAGTTAGCCAACTGAGAGTCGAGTAGTGGGTCATTCGGAGAAAGTTTGATCTTCCGCCCATCGATAATCTGTTCTGCTGTTGATGCTGTATTGCCATCAACCTGTGCCAAAAATCTTCTGTTAGCATCCTGTTCCTTCTTGAATACTCGTGCTGCATCATCAAGAAGTTTCAACTGCTCTTCAGTTAGATTCGGTGCCTTCTCTTTGACCAATGACTTGATCGTATCAATGAAGATATTGAATCTTTCTGTGGATGTAGTCGCTGACATCATTGCCTTAACTGAATCCTGTTGCAATCTAGGAGATGCCTTTAGGAACGGCAAGGTGTCATTCATTTGACGAACAAGTTCATCAACATCATCAAGATGGATCAAATTCTTAGTAGGTGCAAAGCGACCAAATGGACTGTCCTTTACCTTGGAAAAACCTTTAGCGGTTACATCAAGGAAGAACTTCTCAAATAGTGCATGGTGCAACTTAAGTGAGTTCGGAGCATAGATACCAGACTTGAACTCTAATGCACGAGACTGAGAAGCAAGACCAAGACGAGTACCTGTTGAAATATCAAGACCTGCTTCACGAGCAAGGATCTGTAGAACTTCCTTCTCAGATGTAGCAGCAGCAAGTCGCTTGGCTGTATCTACTGTAATATCTCCATTGAATGCTCGCCATACATCATAGAAATCATCTGGGCCATAGTGAACGGCAACCATCTTTGCAACATTCTGACCCAATGGGCCAAAGAATGCCTTGGCTGCTTGCTGGTAATTGAGAAGTGACTTCTCGCCTACATTCATCAAACCAAACTCTGCTTCAAGAGCTATGCGTTCTGCACCCTTAGCTTCTGTAATCTTCTCAAGTAGAGCTTTCTGCTCCTTGATTCGATCTTCAATCATCTTGAGGTTATCAAGATAAGACTTGTTAGCCTTGGTATATTCTTCGTTAAGTAAAACCTTAACCTTCTCGACTTCAGAAATCTGTGTGTCGAGGTTAGCAATTTGTTGCTGAACAGTAAGTCGAGGTGTCGCTGCTGCTTCAGTAAGTCCTTGAACCTGCTGGGTAATACCCATACGAGTTGTGAACTCTTGCATACCAAAGTCACGAACATCTGGAGATGCAATAGCATCAGCCTGAAGACGAGCAAAGTCTGTCAACTTAGCATCGAATGGATCAACTGTTCGTGGGAAGTAAGCGAATCCGCCACCACCCATACCACGAGTTGCACCAACATTACTAAAACCTTGGATACCTGATCTTTCATAAGCCAGATATAACTGATCTGTAATACCTGCTCGTTGAGCTGCTGCTACTAGATCTCCGTGTGTTGCACCCGGTGTATCGATAACATCAAGAACATTTTGAAGTTTTGCTTCTTGGATACCTGCTGCTGTTCCAACATCAATTAGATTGGATCCAATTTCGTTACCAACTCGAGTAGCCTGTGGTGAATCTCCAGCCTTGATAAGACCAGACCACTTGATAAGTCGTGGCTTCTGCTTTGCAGCAACACGAACGACAACATCTGCACCATTACGGATACCCTGAGTTGCAGCTCTTGCACCCTTCTTGAGTGCTGCTTCTTCAACTGTATGGATAAGTCCGGGAGCCAACTGCTCTTGACGAGCAAGAGTTTCAGCAGACTGAGTGACTACATCAAAACCTTTATCAAGAACGCTTTGAACTTCTGCTGCACGACCAGCATTGTTGAGTTCAAGACGGAATGCAATTAACTCTTCAGCCTTACGCTTATCTCCAACGAGTGCTTCAGATCGAGAAGTCTCAGACTTGAGAGCAGAGAAAAGATCATTACGCTTTCCAGCGAGGTCACCATAAGTAGCATCGAGTAGATCTGAATCCCACTTTGCTTGGTATACAAGATCTCGATTACGAGATAACTCTGGAAGCAATGCTTGGTAATCATCTTGAAGTTTGATCAAGTCACCT